AGCACTGTTTTGTGTAAAGTAAGAATTTACACCATCAAATTCTACTCCTCCAGTTATTGGAGTTGTTAATTTTGAGCCAGAATTAATTGTCATTGATGGAACTGTCACTGTTCCAGCTGTTGTTTTTGGGTTGGTAATAGTTGGTTCATTATTAAATACTGCAAGACCAGTTACATTAAATCCCGTTTCATTAGAAAGAACCCCAGCAAGCTGAGCTGATGTAGTTGATGCAAACTGACTTAGATCCGTACCTTTATAAGCAACTGTACCACCAGCAACAAATGCAGCTGTAGCTCCATCTGTACCGGTTAGAGTCAGGGTATTTGAAGCCGTTAGGATCTTAGCTGCTGCTATAGCTAATCCACCACCAAACGCTGCTGTTATACCGTCTGTACCAGTTAGTGTTAAGTTGTTGCTTGTAGTTAAGGTCTTGCCATCAGTACCCGCTAAAGTAATGGAGTTACTAGCGGTTAGAGTCTTTGCATTTGCAACGGTAAGAGTCCCAGTACTTGTAGTAACAGTCAATCCATTAACACTGGTAGCTGTTGCCACTCCAAGATCTGGTGTTATTAATGTAGGACTTGTTTGCCTAACAAAGACTCCAGTACCTACACCAGTATATTCAGCAGAGGTAGAGTGGAAATACTGATCAGAAGAACCGCCCTGCAACCCTGCCAAATCATTGTGTAGATTAGCTAGGGGCGTATTAACGTGGGTATTTCTATCTTCACCATTGTAGGTTAGCGATATAGTCCTAGTATCATCTGAAGTAACAAACCCAAGAATGCCCATCTTTGTTAAGACAGTAACTACTGTTGATGGCTGAGTTGTAACCACATCAAACACGGTGTAGTTAGGGGATATAGATGTTATTTCTGGAGTAGTAATCCCAAACAGTTTCTTCCATACAGTGCCAGCAACCGCTGACTCATTGGTATACCCACTAGGTGTGGTAATAGTTACTTCCGTATCAGAGGTTCTAGCGGTTATCTGGTATAGCCCTTGTGGTGTCTGTAAGTATGAAGCGACTGTATTTGTAGCAGAAGCATCTATCACCGAAGTAGCAAAGGGCGTTCCTGATGATGCTGTAGCTGTACGGCTTGATCCTGTCCCAGTGGTAGTTACAGTGCCAACTACAAACGGAGTGGCTGTATATATCTGTCTAGTAATGGTTGTAACAGAGCCACCAGCAATGCTGTCTACACCAGCCCATATTGTAAAATCATATATCCCAGCATCAAATAGGAGTCTATTCAGCGCAACAGTGACAAAAGCAGAGAAAAGCACTGTGTTACTAACTGCCGTACCTGTAATGACCTGCTCTGCTGTTGTTACTGGGATGGATGCAAAGGTAAGAATAGCTACGTCATTGTTAGCCCCTGTTGCAGTTATGACTGGAGTGGCGTTATAAAATACAACCCCTGTTCCCGCTGACGCTGAGTTTGGCGCAACATTAACCCAAGCTGTGCCGTTATACCCAAGTAACTCATTAACCACCGCAGTGCCAATTGCCACATCAGATAGATTCTCTAATGGAATAGCTATAGCAGCAGAGCCATCAAAAGACACCCCTGCTATGTTCCTTGCCGTAGCTAATACCGTTGCAGCTCCTGCTGTAAGACCTGCTGCAGTGCCGGTTATATTAGTACCTGTGAAAGCTACTGGAGTACCTAATGCAGTTGCATTACCTGATGCGTCCAGATTGACTGACTTCTCTGAAGGGTAGGTAACAAATACATCCTTAATCCCAGCGGAAAATACCAGTGCTGATGGCTCTGTGGCAGAGCTATTTGAAAGTACTGTTGTACGGGTTAAGGTAGGGCCAGAAGTTGCGTAGGTTCCAATGCCAACTTCCCACTCATCTGTTCCTTGGTTAGCTATGCAGTAGTAAGTGGTATTCCCATTGCCAATAATAGCAAATGACTGATACCCAGTGGAAGCGCCCAATAAAGTAACAGCACCATTACCTGAAGTGGTGGTTGTTTCCTTAACTCTGTCAGCTAATGTGAGTGCCATATAGACCTATTATGGTAGGGTTTTTATCAATTGCCAACTGCCTTCAGTTGCGGTATCTATATTCCCCCAAGATGATACCTGGGAGTTTCCTATGTTATCCCAAGAGGATATTTGAGAGCTATCTATGCCATCCCAGACTAACGCCTGAGAGTTATCTATATTTCCCCAATCAGCTGTTTCATATGTATTTATTATCTCCCACAACGGCCTGCCAATAATAACATCTGATATGGTAGATCCTTCAACAATTCCAGTGATATATAATCGTGACGAAGATACGGTATCTAGTATTGCTGAATACTCTATAATTATAACCTGAAAATCTACTTTACTTGCCAGAAGGTCAGTAACTGCTGCCGATTCCAATACAGTTACACCTAAATCCAAAAGAGATGAAGCGGCATCATCCACCGTTACAGATTCAGTTATAACACTAGCTATTCCAAAAACTACTACCACTATATCTGATGCTTCAGTTCCCTCTAATATTAGGCCCTCTAGCAAAGCGGCAGCTATACTAATATCACTAGCCTCAGCACCCTCTGATATGGATGCCACATCATCTGATGATGCAAATATTTGATCTGATGCTTCTGCTGACTCCTGTATTACCGCATTAGGAGTTATATCTTTGGCAACAACCTCATCTTCAGCTGTTGTGATTTCTTCAATTAGGGCCTGGTATATAACCCTTGCTGCAATTAGATCATCTGCTGATATCAGCTCTTCTACAGAGGAAAATACCTCTATACTAGATATTACAGTATCGTAAAATACTGCAGATTCATAGTCATATGAATTAAATTGAGAGCTAGCAATAACCTCAACAGAAGCGGTAGCTTGCTCAATCACCAATCCATTGAGCATAGCTCCTACATTTGTTGCAAACGGTACTCCTGCAAACGGTGCAAATCCAAACACATTACGCTTCTGTCAGGGCGGTTTCCGTAAACCACCTGTTCTGCGTTATGCCATTCTCATCTACCCACTCTATTTGATAGAAGAATTCCCCATCCTCAGTCATACGGAGAGCTTGTACTGGGCCTTGTGGGATAGTGGCAAGAACTTTAACATCCTGCCCTTTAATAAATTTAGTAGCCATTTGTCTCTCCTTATACTGCGTCTAAGGTAAATTGGTAAGTAACATTCAATGTATCACCAGCAACTACAGCGCGATCACCAGGAGCTTGGAAGTTTGATGCTGAGAAAAGAATTCCAGAAGACCCTGTGTCTACTGAAGCTAAGAATGCACCTGCAACTGTTCCACCTGGGGCAGTAATGGCAAAAGTATTTGGAGCCAATACATTGCTAATAACAGATGGATCTGCAAGAGTTGCTGACCCAAAAGTTACTGCTTTGCGGTTTCCAACATAGTCTGTGTACTCAGTCCAGCCAATATGTGAAGCTAATGTATCCCCTGCGGCAATGGTTACGCCAGCGCCTGGGCCAGTAATCAGCCCAATGTACCAAGCTGCACTATATGAAACTCCTGAGAAGTACTTGTCATTCATGTCTTGAAGACCTTCATTGACAACTAAATTAGGATTCTTTTCTTCCCATTTTAAATTGCCATCTTTATCTAGGCATTGAATTGTAAATCTGCCTGTAGCCAAAGCTTTGGAATCTAACTCGCCGCCAATATTTACGCTAGCAATCACTTTATCTATAGTGGTTGATTTGTTAGTAATCACTTGAATCTCCTTTAAGTTATTCTGATAACAGCACTTGTGGCTGCGTTTGCTGGCAATACAATAACAAATGCCGGACTCATAGTCTTATCAGAACCAAAATCCAGTACAGCTATAGACTTGTTGCCCTTGCTAGAATTATAAATCAAAGCGCCCCTAGCTGTGAGGGTTGCTGGACTCCATGTTGGATCATCAAAGTTAACATAGGCTATTCCATCAGCAGCCTGCACAGTTACATTCAATAGGAGCTCCCCACCCGCCACATACCCAGTACCAGTAATCTCACTAACAGTAGTGTATACAGTAGTATCCTCATCTAAAGATGCAAACGCGGTATATAAAGATATATACAATGAATCTGTGGTTAGATCATGCACACCATGCAGGATCTGATCCTTAAAGCTTGTTGTCAGTCCCTGATTTATCATGTAACCGACACCCTAACTTGCCCAGACCTATAAGCATCCTGTCTTTCCAGACCATCACCCAGACGTTTAAGCTGACCCATAGCTTCTCCATACTTAGCCTCCACATTTGCAATTAGATCCGGCTCACCCTTCATAAACAAATAGGCCTCTCTCAAAGCGCCATAAAGAAGAATAGGATCAAAGTTATCCCCTAGCCAAGTAGTCTCTGCTGTAACTATAGACTCAGGATAATAGTAGTAGTGCATCTCAACTTCATACTGTGCATCTGGTGTTGGGCCAAGTATAAAACTCAACTCATTGGTTATAACAGGAGGGTTAGTATTTGTAGTTGTTGACCCAAAGATTGCATAGTATTGGGGGATTCCAGTATCCGTTGGATCTGGAAATGCCGCCCTAATGAAGTTAACATCTTTATCTAACAGGTACTGATATGCACCATCGTCATCTATTACTGCCAGTGAATACACTGACAGGAAGTCACTTGGCGATGACAAATACTTATTATCAGTGGTAAGAGTACCAGTCTGGTTCTTACGCAGCGCAGGTATCTGCACAGTGTTATATACCCGCGTTTCAGTCTGACTAACAAACATAGGAATATAAGACAGGAACTCAGTCTCATAATTCTCTGTGTAAGCTTGAATCGCGGCAGTTAGCTCTGTATAAGTAATTTATCTCACCTTGTCAGATTGCACCTTGAAGATCTTCAAGGTAGCTTTTAGCCCATTGGACCTCTGGAAGTTACGCCCTTAGTGGCAGCACCATACCCACGCATCTTGATTCCACTGGTCTTTGTATCATTCTTACCAGGATCACCCATACTAACACGGGGCACCGCTTCGCGTGGACCCAATTCAGTGGCTTTGAGAAGGTTAGGATCTCTCATCTTCTTAGGGATGTAAGGGCCGCCAGACATTGTATGTGGCTTTGCATACTCAGATGCTGGGCCATTGGATTTAGCGCAACCGCATGCCTTAGCCATTTTTACCATCCTGATACATAGCACGGGCTAGATTACGTCCATATTTCTTCATAGCTTCTGTAGTTACTCCACCCTTCTTACCCTTGGGGGCTTTAACACAGACCTTGCCATTTGTTGGTACTGTCTTGGTATTTTCCATTTCATGCTCCTATGTGTTTTGAACTGTTACATTACTAACTATCCCAGGTGCAACTAAATAGTTTGGCGTTAACCTATTATCATTATCCCTTGCTCCGCCTACTGGCCCCCAGCCCCATTGGAATACTCTGCTGCCGCCCTCTGGTGTACCGTCTGATTGCAGAGTTGTATTTGGACTAAGAATCAATTGCAGCCCACTAAATCCTGACTGGTAATAACTTACATCTGGTCTTGGCTCTCTTACTGCCTGTGGATCATTCACAGGATACATGCCTAGTGACAACTGAGGCTGATCTGGTTCCCAGCAATTCTTACAGACCTTAATGCTGGTTATCTTTGTCTTGATAGTTAGGCGCTTTAGCTCTTTAAGCATGTACCTAAAGCCACACCTATCACACTCAGCAATACTATTCTTGGCTGATGCATACTTAGATGCCATGATTCTACCTGTAAGAGATCATACGCGGTACAAACCGCAATGGAGCTTTCTCTCTATCTTCTTCAGCTGCCAACTGCCAAGCCTCATCATACTGCGCTTTAAGCATGGGCACACGGTCAATTGCATTAGGTAACTTAATAGCTAACATATATGCCAGCCCACAAACTATAGCGTTTTGGAATCTAAAGGGAATTCCCTCTACATTAGCACCATTACCTGCATCTGGCATCCTTACTAACCGCCAGTAAACAAAGTAATAATAAGGAGCTGCCAAGGTTCCCTGACTAGGCGCAGGCCAGATATTGATCTGTGGATTCTGTTGCTCAGCTCCAAGCAAATTTGTGGTCTGCCCAGATCTGCGGTTTATCCACACCTGGATAGGGCGGCCTTGCGTTAGCTTATTAGGAATAGTGGCGTATGTAGATACACTAATCCTATTAATATTCAAATCTGTCTGGTTGTTCATAATTCCAGGATTAGTCCTGATTACATGCTCAACCAAATCTATAGTGTTATCTGGGAGGTCATATACATATACCCCCTGCTCCAATGGGATTGTTCCCTGCTCTATAGTCCACAGGTTTATCCCACGATTAGCCCACTCAGTTAGCAGAAAGTTAAGACTTCTCCTAGCTGTTCTAAAGTCATATCCACTACGCAGCTCAAGGCCGCATCTCTCAAAGGCTTCTTCTATAAGCTCATTGAGTGCTGGATTGAATGTTGATGTGGCTACTGTATATGGCATTTATTTCCCCATTCTCTCGCCAGATCCTGATGCTATGCGTTTACGCTTTGCATGCATGTTAGCAAATAACCCAGTCCTGCCACCCTTCTTATAGAGGGTAACAGGTGAGTTTCCATCACGCTTCTTGATCTTCCTGATCTTGGCAGGGCTGATATCGCCCATACCGCGTGAGGCCATCATATGATACGTCTACCAGCCATCTTGATCTGAGTAGCTTGGGTGCGCCCTTTCTTCTGGATTGTGTGCTCACCATGAGGCTTGTTCCCACCAGATACTACGTTGCCCATTTTAGATGCGCGGATAACTCCACCTTCTTTGAAGGCTTTACCACCCTTGCTCATCGCAGGCTGACCTGGAACCATTGCAGCCATCTTATCACTTATTGGAATACGGCGTGATGATGTGGGGCGATTAATTGGTATCTTAATTTTTAGCAAAGTCTTTCCACCCAATCTCATTCCCTTGGGTTCAGCTGCTTCAGCCTTAGCATAAGCCTTAGGAGACATCTTGCCAGAGCGCAGCTTGCTACCAATGTTCATGGCATTCTCTTCTTTATGCCCTTCAGACTTCTCTCCCTTTGCAAACTGAGCAGGCGTTAGGCGCTTCTTAGCAACAGCCTTACCTTCAGCTAACTCTTCCTTAAATGTCTCTTTGCCTTTGAATAGTTTACTAGCCATCTCACCACCTCTATTTGCTCTACGGGCTTCGCTAAGTGCTATAGCTATTCCCTGCTTAGGGTTAGTCACCTTCTGCCCTGATGAGGACTTCAGTGACCCTGTTTTAAACTCATGCATTACTACACCAACTTTAGACTTCTTCAAATTATTTTCCCGCGTGTCTTGCCCTTCCTAGCAATACCATCACCCCTGCTAGATGCTGAGCCGCCTTTAGCCATCTTAACAGGTGCAGTAGTTGGCGCTTTAGACATGGCAGTTTGAATAATATTCCGAATACTTTGCTTAGGTGGGATGACAGGCATAGGCTTAGGAGTGTAGTGTGATGGTAGTACTGTGGGCTTAGTTGCCCCCCTAGCCCTATCTGCCGCTGCTTTAGCTGCTGCCGCTGCTTTAGCTGCTGCCGCCTGTTGTGCAGCCTTCTGTGCTGCCGCTGCTTTAGCTGCTGCTGCTTGCTGAGCTGCTGCCTTAGCTGCTGCTGCTTTGGCTGCCGCTTCCTGTGCCGCACGTTGCACAGCGCCAAATATGCCTCCAGGATTGCCCCCTTTTACGCCACCTTTCAGTGCATCCATTACAGGTCCATTTGTTGGTATCTTTGACATTAAACTTGAAATGAAACCCATTATACAATCCTCCCTTTAGTTTTACCGCGTTGAGCTATTCCATCAGCTCTCTTAGATGCTTTGCTGCTCTTAACCTTGCCACCCTTCTTCCATGAAGGACCGCCTAGTGGACCACCTGCTACAGGAGGGCGTGGAGCTTGTGGGGCTCCAGTAGCTTGTGGAGCTTGTGCCTGCATGTATGGGTTAATCTTAGGCGCATTCTGATAAGCAGCTGCCTTAGCTGCATTATTAGTATCCATGTAGTTTCTATATCCTGCTGTGTTATTAATCATTATTTCATACCCCCTCTAGTCTTTCCTTTAATGGCGGCTCCATCACCACGCCTAGATGCCATAGTAACTCCACCACGCTTCATTCCATACAGATCATTTACGTTGCCAAAATCAGAGTCATCAGCACTAAACATCTTCAATCTTTTTCTTTTAACATCAGCTATAGCAGCTGCCTGCATAGCTCTAGGTATACCTATCTTTGGTACGCCTATTTTAGATCTTGCTTCACGTTGCGGCCTAATTCCAAGCTTAGACTGAAGATCACCTAAACCTCCACTAGGTTTAGAGGAACTTTTTTTCTGCGCCAAAAGATCTGCATTCTTTTTCTGTGACTCTAAAAGAAATGCATTTTTGGCTAAATTATCTGCATTTCTCTGCTTTTCATCTGCAGCAGCTTTAGCCTTAGCGGCATCTGCAGCAGCTTTAGCCCCACAGGATGTACCATAACTTGCCAAGCAACCATTCTCACGATCATACTCAGCATTTACTTGAGCCTCACAATTTATTGAAGCTTGAGTCTGGGCCCCATGTTTCCCATAGTATTGACCACAATTATACTTTGCGTATATCCCATAGTAGTCTGCTTTTGCCACTACACTATCCGTCCTTTAGTCTTTCCGCGCCGAGCTATCCCATCTCCCCTGCGTGAGGCTGAGGACCTTGCAGATCCACCCTTAGCCATCTTTACAGTGCCGCCCTTAGCTTTCTTCATGCCAGCATTTTCTTTGGCTCTGATCTTTGCATCTTCAGCATTTTGCAGTGATTCGCGCTCTCCAGTAGATAGCTCCCTGCGGTACTTGCCACCCTCTATATCCTTGCGCTTGCTAATGGAATCACCCATTAAACTAAATGCCTCACTATTATCACCCTTATCAATAGCCTCTCTACGCTTACCTATAGCTAGATCACGCATTGTTTCTTTGTAATCACGCCTTCCAAGCGGAGCTGTATCTGAAGCCTTGTCCAACTTAGCCATTTCTGTTTTCAGCATACTATTACCAACCTTGCCACCCTTATTCATCTGGGTAGGCTGTGGGGCTGCCATAGGCTGCATAGGCTGTGATGCTGGCTGGATATTGCCATTAGGCGTAGTAGTAGCTGGCTTTTGCTCATTGCCATAGAAGGGATAGGTTGGGGGTGTTGGATACCCAGTGTCTCCACCATCTGCCATTTTCTTAGTTTTCATGATTTATCCGTAGAATACAGTCACACCAGTGGTGTTGGACATGGATACATATATACCATTAAGCGCAAGAATGCCCTCACCAGGAATCAATATTGTTTGTACATTGCCTGCTGCATTACCATCAGTTGCCATTAGGAACCTCTGGGCATACACACAAGCTGTACTAGCAGCAACAGTTCCAGTGTTTACGTCCGTTACTGTGAATGTATTTGCGTCCACAACAGAAATTACATAGTTACCAGCAGTTCCCTGCAGAGTGGCTACAGCAAAGTTTAATCCTAATGTTTGCCCATCAGTCAGACCATGACTATTTTCAGTAACTGTAATTAGTGTACCGGTGCGCTCATAGGCTGCGGTAACAGGGGCGGTAGCGGTATCCCAGAGCGTAATTGCTGATGCTCCAGAAGACACTGTCATTAATCCTTTAAGTCTAGTTCTTCCTATGAGGAAAAACCCAGCAACATTTAAGTGCCCTGACTTTACGTCATATTGCATACTCATAATTAATCTCCTAAGGTAGGATAAGACTACGCGGGTTTAGATGCCTCAAGTCCGCTAATCTTTGCTATTAACTCAGCATTTTCTTTAGCAAGTTTGGCAGCATGTCCCATTGCATAGTCTCTTTGGGCTTCCAGAAGCGCCACAATCGTAGCAACTTCTGGATCTTCATGAGTCAACATTAAACAGTAACAGCTTGCCAGTTGCCAGAAGCATCAGATACAAACAATAGTCCATCAGTAGAATCAATACCTAACGAACCCTTGCCTACACCAGAAGCAGCACCATCAACAAAATTACCTACCTTGATGACAACAGGATCACCGGCAGCATCATCAGCCAAGCGAATCTCAGCCTCTTTGTAGGCTATAACTCCAGAAGGGCCACCAGCATCAGCAACGGGGTCTTGCATCTTCAAGTCCAGACCGTATGTAAAGCCAGAACCTGCTGTGGTTTGAGCCATTGCAACACCAAACGCTGCACGGCAAGTCGTCACACCGGAGTCACCCTGCATAAATGCCATAACAGCAGCATCACCAGATAAAGTGTTGGTATTAATAATACCCATTACACCAGACATCAAACCGTTATTAGCGTAGGAACCAATAACCGCAAAATTACCAGCTACACCGGTAATATGGTTAAAAGTTGTCGTAGGGGTTGTAGCAAACGGCGTACCAGTTTGAGTACGCCCAAACACACCATATGCTTCACCCGGAAGTTCATAGTTGCTAGAACCAAAACCTGCGGTTGGCTCGATGCGCGTATAAAAACCATACGCTCCAGAGCCGGTATTTATTTCAGCTATCGAACCAGAGTTAACAGTAACTGGAGTTAAAGGTCCTTGTGAGCTTGCGTCGCCGCCTTGATATCCAGACCGCACTGGGCCCGAAAAAGTAGTTTTTGCCATGATATTATTTCCTTTGTGTTATAGCACATGCCCATACAGTCTCTATAACGTCTGCCAAGCCAGTCTGTATGAGTCGGGGTTCTTGGTTAGTATGTTTTATCACTTCTAAACATAGCTGTCAAGCAAAAGAAAAGGGGGCCGAAGCCCCCTAATCCCTTGTTACTTATTACTACTTATGCACCTGCTGAACCGAACATGCCTAGTGGATCACTCCAACCAAAGCTGTAACGCTCACGGCTCTTGTAGCGGACGTTGCCTGTGTCAAAATCGCCATCCATTGACTGTTGCAGGGGTGAACGCTCAAAGTGCTT